TCTTCTAAACCTTTTTTAAGTTCTTCTTGTTTAGAAATTTCTTCAACGTGCAAATGGTTTAAGCTATGTACTTGTGTACTTAATAGACCGATGTCGTGTCTAATAGCATTAATTTTGCTTGTTGATTCTTGTAAATCTTTTAATTCTTCTTTTGTAATTTTTGACATTTTATTAATTTTATGATTAAGATATAAATATACTAATTTTTACATTTACATTCTTGTTTCAATTTATCTACTTCTGCTTTTAGTTCTTGTATTGCTTTTAACATTTTAAATTGTAAATCAGTATTGTAAATTGTTTTATAATCTGATTCTCCAAAACCTGAATTATCTACTAAACTTTCATCTATTTTTTCAACTTCTTGAGCTATTAAACCTGTATGTATTTTTTCATCTGTTTGGTCTTTATATTTAAAATGTCTTACTTTTAATTCACATAAACTATTTAAACTATTTGGAGCATCTACTATTTCTTTTTTAGTTCTTTCATCTGATAAATTTACATTGTTACCAGAAAAATTAGCCACACCACCATTTGACCTAACTTGAAATCTTAATGTAGTTGAATCTGCTGCATAAAAAAATGAACTTGCACCATTGTTTGGCGTTGCATTTTCATATTTTACAAACACACCATAAGGACTTGCTTGATTATTTTTAAAAAGTGTAGTCCATTGGTCATTTGTTTGATATTGAGCAAATTGATGGTAAGTATTATTTGTTGCTGTAACTCCTGCGTGAACATATCCCCCACTTGTAATACGCATTCTTTCTGTTGGAGTTCCTGTAGCTGCATTATGATTACTAAACATAATCTCCCCATTACTACCTCCACCTCCAACAACAGATATTAGGTTTAAACTTCCATTATATTGACTAATTGCCCCAAACTGTGTAGGAGCAGCGTCTCTTCTTACTATAATACCTGCATCATACCATTCTCCAGAACCTCTAACATCTAAAGTTGATGTAGGCAAAGTAGTTCCGATTCCTACGTTTCCTGTTGTTTCCTTTAAAGTCATTATATAATCTCTACTACCAGTAGACATTTCAGCTATATAAAAACTTGCTGCATCAGAAGAAAACTCCCATTTTGAATCCCCAGTTCCCCTTTGAAAATCTATAGCTGCTTGTGTTCCAAATACAGATAGTTTAGATGAAGGCGTATCAGTTCCTATTCCTACGTTGCCTCCTAATGGATTTAAAGATATAGTACCTAAATTAGCACCATACACAGGGGCTGGATGCCCTGATTGTATCCAAGATTTTCTATCATTTGCTTGACCTGAAACTCCTAATGCTAATCCATTGCTTCCATTACTATCCTCAATAAGCAATCCTGCATTAACATTAAAATTAGTAGTGCTTGAAGCGTCATTAGAAGCAGTTAAATTACCAATTGCAACAGCAGAATATTTAGTTTGTATTTTATTTGCAGGCGAAGCAGTTCCTATTCCTACGTCTCCAGAATCAAGAATAGTCATTTTAGAATCAGACAAGTTTGCAGTTCCATCACCAGCGTTAGGATTTACAGCAAAATGTAATTTGCCTGTAGCATTTTGAGCTGTAAATTCCCATAAAATTGCTGCATTATTATAAATATCACCACCACCATATCCAAACGCTAATCCAGTATATTGACCGGATATTGGAGAAAGGTCATCTTCTCCTCCTTTTATAAATAAAGCTGCACCTGTAGCAGTATTTCTATTATTAACTTCTAATTTACCTTGTGGGGAATCGTCTCCTATTCCTACATTGCCAGAACTGTCTATTGTCATAGAATTTGTTAAAGAACCACCAACAGGTCTTGTATAAAACTCTAATGCAGTACCTACATTATCTGTATCTGCTGCTGCTCTTATTGTAGCAACAGTTGAAACGCTTGAATTATAAAAAGCAAGATTACCTCTACTTCCACTTGTAATTGCTGAAGAATTATGTAAAGCCAATGTAACTTCTCCTGCCCTTTTTACTTCTAAATCAGCATAAATACTGCTTCCACTACCTACTAAAACATTTCCTGCAAAAGTTGCGTTTCCAGTATCTGTAATTAGTAATAAATTTGTTCCATCGCCATCTTTTATAGCAAAGTTTCTACTTGATTGGTCATTGTCTGAATCAATCATTATAGCACCAGATTCTCTAAATTTAATTTGTGCAAAATCAGCTACTTGAAAATCTAAAGCAGTTGCACTATTTAAAGTTGCGTTTCCTGAACCATCAATAGTTAAACGAGGTAAATCATTTGTAGATATAATTACAGAATCATTTTCTCTATTTAATATTTGTAAAGCAGTTTGACCTGTAAAAAATCCTATATCAGCACCATCTGTAGCAAGTGAACCTGTTGAATCGTTTGCTATGTGCATATAAGTAGTTCCTGTTCCTTGTATGTGAACTTTTTGTATTGCAAATTGACCAGTTATTCCTAAACCTAAATTATAATCATTATTAATATCACTATAACTATTTGCATTAAATAAAAACCTTCCTCCACCATCAACACTACCATAAACCGATGCACTTGTAGCAGTAGTTAATAAACGAGAAAAATTTGAACTATAAAAACTTTTTATTTCTCCAACTATTGAAGCACCACCCTGACCGTAAATTGCTCCGTCTGATGAATCTACTGTAAATTTATTAGTATTAATTGCTAAATCTCCAAGAAAATCTACATTTCCACTTGTAGCATTTACTGTAAACTTGTCTGTATTGATTGCTAAATCTCCTGTAAAGGCAGTATTTCCACTTGAAGCTGCTACTGTAAATTTATCTGTATTTACTGTAAAACTACCTGTTGAACTTAAATTAGTATTTGTAGTTAATGAGCCATCTACTGTTATTGCACTACCTGATTCAGAAACTATTGAATCTGCTATTACACTTGTTGATGACCATTTAGTTAAGTTACCTGTTGTTCCTGTTCCGTCTACTTGGCTATGATCTAATTTAGTCCATTGATTGTTTGCTCCTGCAATTACCCAATCTCCAATAGTCCAGTTAGAAACACCATTTAATGAAGTAGTACCTCCAACACTTACAACATAATAATGTCCTTGTGTTATAAAAGGGCTATTATCTATTGTGTATGCTTCTCCTGTTAACATTATGTCAGCATCTAAAGAAAGTGTTGTATCACTATCTACGTTTGATACTAATGCAGTTTGACCATCTACTTGGTTAACTACTTGATCTCCTACTGTAACTGTTGATGTAAAAGAAGCAGTACTATCTACTAACTTATTTGCCGTTGTTGCAGTTGTTGTTCCGTTTGCAGCTTCTCCACCACCTGAACTTAATACTGGAGAATTTGTGTCTGCATCCCAAGATCCCATAAATCTTAACCCACCTGCTAATCCGTTTACTTGTGATTGTAGTTTTCCAAAACCTTCAACTATTGTATCTGTTGCTAAAACAGAACTTGCAGAAGGAGAAGTTAATCCTGTTAATACTTTACCTGTTACTGAATTATTGTCTAATGTTAATGCACCACTTACATTTCCTGTTCCATCAACATTTGATATTGTTCCTGTAGCTTGACCTGTTAAAGATAAATCTCTTGCAGTTTCCCAAGCTGTAGCAGTGTCTGCATTGCCTGTTAGATCTCCAGTAACATTACCTGTTACGTTTCCTATAACTGCTCCTGTATGAGTACCTGCTGAATTACCAGTTAAATTACCAGTAACATTCCCTGTAACATCTCCTGTTAAATCTCCTGTTACATTTCCTACTAAATTTGTGCTTATTGAACTTGGTAAACCTAATGTAACACTTTGCCCACTTACAACACTATCTATCTCGTTAGTTGTTCCTAATATACTTAATGATTGTGTGTTAAGATTTATATCTCCTGTATTTGTTCCGTCTGTTATATCTAAATCAGAAGCTGCATCAAGCGTATCTACATAAGCAGTAGTTGCAACCTTTGTACTATTATCTCCTGTTGATTGTGTTGTAGCTACAGAACCATTTGGTAATGTAACACCTGCACTTGGGAATTGTAAACTTAAACCTTGATTAGAAGCAGTTGATTCTATTTGATCTGCAGTTCCTGTTATTGCTAATGTTTGTGTATTTAAATTAACATCTCCAGTTCCACTATCTCCACTAAAGTCTAAATCACTTGCAGAATCTAAAGTATCTACATAAGATGTTGTAGCTATTTTTGTTGAATTATCTCCTGCTGTTTGAGTGATAGCAGTTGAATTGTCAGGTAAATTAACACCTGTTGAATCTAAAGATAATGTTAATGATTGACCAGAAGCTACTGTTGTAATTTCGTTAGTAGTTCCACCTATAGCAAATATTTGTGAATCTAAATCTATTTGACCAGAACCAGTATCACCTGTAAAATCTAAATCTTCTATAGTAATTTGTGCAGCTACATAGTCTATAATTGCAGCAGTTGTAGGAATTGATGTGTCGTTGTCGTTATTAGCAATACCATCAGCTTCATCTACAAACTTTGTTATAATAATGTTTTCTCCTGTATCTTTTAAAGAGCCAAATTCTAAAATAGCATTTACTTTAAAATCTCCTGCATTGTTTAATGAAATACCTGTTGAATTTCCTGATCCGTCAGTTAATTCTTTTAAAGTTGCAGTTATTGCAGCATTATCAATAGTTTTTATTAAACCTTGATAAGTATCTGATATTCTTGTATTAAATAGACTTGCCATATTTTTTAGTTTTTTCTTGTTTCTTTAAAAACGTTTTTAGTTTTTCTATATTCTTTTGTTTTGGTTTATATCTCATAGTACCCACCCATTAAATAGTGCATCATAGTCTGGATATATATCATCGTTTGTATTGCTTGTATATTCAGGATAATCTGATTGGTTAAATGACATAAAATCAATAAAGCGTCTTGAATAATATTCCATAAATTCTCTTGCTTTATCTACTAAATAATCTACTTCATTTTTGCTTACTGTTTCGCTTGTTTCTGATCTATGTTTAAACACTCCACCATTTTTAATAGCGTAAGATGCAAAAGGAATATAATATACTTGTGCTGCCCAAATTAACATTGGCTGTAAATATGTGTTTAGTAATGTCTTGTATTTAGCATTTCCTGCATCGTCAATTTCTCCATTAGCTATTAATGTAGATATTTTATTATATAGATCCGTTCCTGTATAATTTTGTATATCTATTTCTTGAGCTATTTTAATGAATTGTATAAACTTATCAGTATCTACATTTCCATCTAAAATGCTATTTCTAACTAAATCCGTTCTATTTATAAATAATGCTGTAGCCATAATTTTCTATTTTGGGTATGCTCCTCGATTAGGCATATTAATTGGTGCTATTTCCGATTGCTTCGTACCTCTTGGATTTTTAATATAAGTTTTAGGTATTGTTCTTGTTTTCTTGTAATCACTTAAATCTTTAGACGGTTTAGTGTTTTTCTTTAAACGATATAATTGACGCATCCATTTATGTCTACAATAAATTCCACCTTTAAATTTAAATAAATCATAAGGTTTTTTATTATGCCCTAATTCTCTATTAATACCATCTCTTGATGCTTTATCAATATCTTCTAATCTATATACAATTCCTGTTTTAGATAAACGCATCATATTCTCGCAAAAATCTCTTGTTGAATTACTTGGTTTAGTAGAACCTACTGCATACTTATATCTAATTTTATAATTTTTAGAATCTAAATAACTAAAGCCATCTGGTTTAGAAGTAATTTCGTCTTTTAATTGTTGAAATAAACTCTTTTTTTCAGAAATACAAATGTTTGCCCAGTCTTGATCACTAATTTCAGAACCTTCTTGTAATTCATCTACAAGTTCCCATTCTTCATTTATTACTTCTCCTTTAAGATTTTCTAAAATAACTTCTCCAAGTTCACTTGACATTTTAATTGGAATACAATTAGGAACTAAACGACCACCTTTTACTTTCATTCCGTATTGTTCGTAACCAGCTTGACAAGGTTTTTTTAAATCTATTTCATCGTGTGATTCACAAGGCATATACCATACCTTATCTCCTTCTTTATGTTCGTGATGACCTGAACATCCCATTTTTTCAGCTTGTTCTTCTGCTTCTTCTTTAGTTTCGTAAACTTCATATCCGTCAACTTCCTTTAATTCAACAGACATTTTGATTCCAGTTTCTTCTTCTATTTCTTCATCACTTTGAACACTACGATCAACGTCTGTAAATTCTAATGGCTGTAACGTAATAAAGTATAGGTTTAAGGCAATATCATTGTAAGCTAATACATTGTCAAAGCAATCTATTAAAAGTTCCTGAAACGGTCTTATAACGGTATTATCCATAAGCAAGGAAGCAGTCTTTATTTCATCTGCATTATTTCCAAGTCCTGTATTGTCTTTAATACCTAAAAGCATTGGGCTTACAACCCTATGTGCTACTAATACTTTACTTTGTGATTCGTCTGATAAGAATTGATATTGATTATGAGCATCACTTAATTGTACAGGTGTAATTTCTGCTTGTGCTTCTTTATTATCGTTAAAACTTAAAATAAATTTACCTGCATTACTTGATCCACTAAATTTTTGAGCTATACGAGATTCAATAAGTTCACGCTCTTGTGGATTAGGTGTTCCATTATTGAAGTTGATTAACATTGAAGGGCTTAAACCATTCATTATGTTATTTAAGTGATAGTTAGAAATTTCTTCTTCTAATTCTGCATATTGTATTCCACCTTGATAATCTACAGGTGCATAGTAATAAAAACCTGACTTGTATGGCTTAATGTAATAGATTTCTATATTTTCTTTAGACATTCCATAAGCAGGTATTCTTAATGGCTTATCACTTGGTTTTAATTTAGTCCAATCTTTGAAGTAATAGTATGCAGGTATTTCTCCATCTTCATTACATTTTTCTGCTCGTAATGTTTCGATAGGCATATGTTCTATTTGTGCAATTTTAGTTCTATCTTTCGAGTAGATAATTTGCATAGCACATTGACCCATAAGTTTAAGGTCATAACACAATTTTCTTACAATATCTTTTTTAAATAATGTAATCATTTGTGCGTATTGTTCTGGCTTTCTATTAGAATTTGTAGCTCCTAAACCTTTGCCATATATTTGTTGGCTTATACCATTAATACAGGCGTTGTTTGTAGGACTTCCATTGTAACGGTCTATTAAGAACTGAAAGTAATTGTTATCTTCTCCGTAAGCTACCCATTCCTGATTTGGCACTTCTTTAACTACTGGACTTGTGTATGTACTTAAATTAACAAAACTAATTTCAGATTTAGAACCTTGTTTAACAAACTGTCCTAAATTATTTCTTTTTCTATTTTTCATATTACAATGTAATCATTATTATAAGAATTGTCTGTAATGTATTGACCCTTGTTTAACTTATAGTATAAATTATCCATTTGGTCAATCTCTTGATCTGTACAAAAAATTCTGTCTTTGAATATATCTACAATGTTAGTAGTATCTATATTCCAAAATTCATTATATAATTCCCAAAGAAAATAATTAGTATTCCAAAAGTTTGGGTCTGAATATAATTTTATGTCGTAAAAATGACCTTCAACTAATACAGGACTAAATGCTTGACTAAAAGTTAAATAGTTTCCTGATGTTACTGCGTTATCAACTTCATAAACTGTAGTTACATTTGTGCTATCATCTCTAATAGACATAGTAAACTGATCTCCATACGTTCTTGGTATTACTTTAAACGCTTGAGCTAATGTAGAAGTAGTTAATACAATCATTTTATATATAACGTAAGAAATAAGTTATTTTGTAGAAATGTTAATGCAAAAAAAAAGCACCCCGAAGGATGCTTAATTTTAAATACTAATATTATTAGTTAGGTACGATTTGTTCAACGTCAGCAGTAATCAATCCTGAATCTAAAAAGTATGGAGCTAATTCTTCAGTTCCTTCCATCACAATCGAAAATCCTGAAAGATCCCCTGCAGAAGCCCCCGAAACCACAGTTCCAGAAACAAATTCCATTCCGTTTTCAAGTCCACAAAGGAATTGATTTCCGTAATAATCTTCAACAACAACATAAGGTCTTGCAACTGCTATTTGCTGTAATTCAGCTTGTGTTTTAGCTTCAAGATAAGTTAATGTTAAATTTAAAGTTTGTGTGTAAAAAGTAGTTCCGTTTTCTCTTGAACTTGTTACAGTTGTTTCAAGTGAAGAATTACCTTTAACATCAAATTGATACCAATCTGGTTGAGTTCCTGTGATAGTTGTTACTTGTTTAGTAGTAGAATCTACTGTAACTCCTGTAATACCTCCAAAATCTCCAAACCAAACTGTTTTTATGCCACCAAAGGCACTTTTACAAGGTAATTTTCTACCAGTGTTTAATGTACAAGCCATAGTTTATATTTTATTTTATAAAAAAAGGGTAAGTAAGCAATAACCCACCTACCCTTTATTTTTGGTTAATTTAATTTATTAAGAATAAAGAACTACATCAGATCCTATTCCGTACTGAACTCCAGCAGTAAATCTCATAATTACTCTTACGTTTTTACTTCCGTCAATATCAGCCATATCAATCAATTTAACAAGATTGTAGTCAGACATTAAACCTGTTCCAAAGAATAAGTTAGATCTTTCAGCAGCAACTGCATAGTTGTTTGGTAATCCATTTGCTACAACGATTTTTACACCATCAATAGAAAGGTTTTCGTTTCCTCCGAACCATAAAGTTCCTCTATTGTCGATACCGTTAGCACCTACAGAACCTACATTTTCAGTTCCAGCTACGTTAGTTAAAGCTGAATAACCTCCTAATGCTCTTACATAAGATTTAGCGATGTTTTGTGAAACATAGATGTATAAATCATCTTTACCATATAAAGTATCAGGAATAGCATCTACTATCTTTCCAAGTTCTGCTATTACATTTGCAGAATTAACACCACCACCTACTGCAGCAACGTCAATTACATCTGCATCTGCAGTCATTAAAGTAGTGAATCCGTCAAATTCTCCAGCTTGAGCCCCACCAAGATTTCCTTGCCAGATGTTGTTTTCAGTTGCTTGAGCAACTTCTTTAGCAACGTGTGCAATTAAGAAACTTGCAAAGTCAGGAGGTAAATTATCAAAAGCTGAATAGCCCATTGATACAGCACCCCAGTCAGATTCGAAAGGTGTTTTACATAATTCAAGGTTAACTTGAAAATTTTCTGGCTGTATAATTCTTTCAGTAAGAGTTACAGTTCCAGCAGACGTGAAATCACAAGATTCATCTACAATTAAACCAGAAGTAGCTACTTTTTTAATAACTTCTTTAAACTTAATGTTTGGCTTAATTTCAATAGCACCTTGACTTAACGTGTTCCCACTCAATAGAGCAGCAGCAATGTACTTACCTGCAAATTCTCCAGCATAAGTAGTAGTAATAGTTGGTTGTGGCATAATTGTTTATTTTATTTATTTAATTGATTTAAGATTATATCCATTGTAGAAGGTCGTCTTTTAGGACTAATTCTAAAATTTTCTTTTTTAAGATTACCTCCTTCTGGATTGTGCTTTATTGGAGCAGCAGCAGGTTTTGATAATTCTTCTTTTAATTGTTCGTTAACTTCTTCGTTAAATTCTTCTTTAACTGTTCTTGATTTAGGTTGTCTTGATACTTCTTCTTCATTCATTTCAACTTCATCTTCTTTCATATCTTTTTCTCCCATTTTAGATTTAAGATCAGAAATAGCATCTTCAAGATTCTTGATTCTTTTTTCCATACCTTCCCAGTCTTGTACATCAGCTTCTTCATCCATTTTTTCTTCCTTTTCTTCTAAATCTTCTGTTTCATCTTTAGATTCTTCTTCCTTTTGTGGAACTTCGTCAGATACTTCTCTAACGTCATCTATGATTCCTTCTTCTGCAATAACTACAAGTCTACCATCTTCCAGTAGGTATTCTCCTACAGGCATAGCAACTTTTTGGTCATCAGTAAGAATAAAGATTTCCTTACCTTTTTCAAACGATTCTGCTTCTATACGAGTACCGTTCTCTAATTTTTGTTCTTCAAGTTTTACCTCTATGTTTAGAAGCGTCTTGATTTGGTTTAACATTTCAGTTGATTTCATAATTATATATATAACGTGTTTAATTTATTTTTTTGCATTTTCAAATAGTCCTTGATATAACTCCTATCCCTTGCGCCCATAAAGAACCATCACAACATTTTCTTGAATAAGTATTTTTATCTTTACATAGACAAGCACGTTGCGAGTTTTTAGGACTTGCTATTCCACGAATAAAAGTGTTTTGTCTACTCATTTATTAAAATGTCTTTTATTTGGTTTAATAATTTATCTGCTACTTTATCTTCTGATAAACCTACAGGATCTTTTGGTCGTTCCATTTTATCTGCAAAGTAACCTTCAATACTAAATCCTTTTACTTTACCTGTTTTTACATATTCGTTCCAGATTTCATCATTGTTTACTTTTACAGCACCCATCCAAGTTCCTACTGGTACATTCATACCATACTTTCTTGACTTGTCGTGAACTTCATCTTCTACAAGCCAAGATTCTACCAAACTTAATCCACTTAATGAATGTTGGTGTTCTAATGTTGAATTGTTTTGATTGCCTTTAGTTAAGTACATTTGGGAGGCTTTTAAGACTGTATCTTTAGAGAAGTATATGTAATATTCATCTTCTCCATTTTTTCGATATATAGGCTTATTTGGGATTAGTAAAGCCCCCATTAATATTTTTTTTTCTTTTGAAACTTCTGCTAATTTAACTTCATCACTTTTTAATGCAATAAAATCTTCTTCAATAGCTGGATTTTCGACTATTGATATTGCTTCGATTCCAGAAGCGTCTTGATCTTCATCTAAAATTAATTCGACTATTTTCATATACTATATAACGTATTTAATTAATAATTTTGCATTTATATTGTTGCACCTTCTACAATATTTCTTTCTAATCCTTGTGCAGTTGTTACATCATTGCTTACAACGTATGCTCTAACTGGTTCACTTGCTTGACTTCCTATTGCATCTGCTAATTGACTTGTTCCACCCATACCTACAATATTAAAAGCAGGTGGTGCTGATGGCATTGCAGGAATTGAACCCCCTCCTCCTGTTGATGCCCCTGCAGGTGGTGTTGGATCAGGTGTTGATGTAATAGCTTTTATATTTGCAAGTCCTGCTGCAGTTACTGCTGCTGCTCCTATAAAACCGAATATACCTCCTTGAGATAATGCTTTTGTAGCACCTGCATAAGTATCTCTAATAGCTTGTACTATAGCTATAGCTTTACCAAACTTTGAGTTTTTACCCACAATAGTAGCAAGGTTTCCTAAAGTTTCAGTCATTTGTGATTCTTTAGCTTTATCTAAATCTTTTTGTATTTTAACTTGATTTCTTGCACTTTCTTCGGAATAAGCATCTAATTCATTTTGGGCATCTTGAAATGCTTGAGTTCCTGCTTTGTATGAATCTCTTTTATCTTTTAATCTTTTTTCTTCTAATTCTTTTTCTTTTTCTGCGTTTGTTTTTTGTGCTTCTAATCTTAACACATCATTCTCAATCATTTCAGCATTAAAATCTCTTTCAGCTTTTTGTCTTTCTGTAGTAGCATCTGTTATAGATTGTTCTAATTCTAATTTTTCTTTCTTCAAAGCATTAGCATTTACATCTTGTTCAGACATAAAACCTGTTATTTGTGCTTCTATTGCAAGTTTTTCATTTTTAGCTTCTTGTAAAGCAATGAAATTAGCATCATTTTGATTTTTGTTATATTGTGCTTGTGCTGCTGCTAAAATAACATCAGCATTATTTTGCATTGTTTTTGCTTGTTCTTCTAATACTTCTTTTAATTTATTATTTGCTATAATTCTTTCTTCAATAGTATTAAATTCATTATCTCTTAATTGTCTTTGTTTTTCTGCTTGTCTATCATAATCTTCAAGTAAACCTTGATTTATTACTCTTGCAATTTCTGCTTGTTTATTTAATGATACAATAGATTTAGCTGCTTTAATGTTTTCAGAAACATAGTTAGATGTTGATGTTACAACTTTATCAACAACTTCAACTGTTTTGTCAAATGAATCATCAACACCTGTTACTACATCTACTAATTCTTTACCTGCATTTTTAGCTGCATCCATAGCACCTGTAAAATCTCCTTTAAATACCTTAACTACTGCTTCTGCTAAAAAGCCTAATGTATCTATTGAAGATTGTATTCTTTCAATAACATTGTCTTTTATTGCAATACCAAAATCTATAGCATTTTGAACAGGATCTTCAAAAGATGCTTTAAAATATTCTTTAATAGTTCCTATGTTATTGCCTATAAGATTAAAAAAATCATTAAACATTAAAGACAATGTTTCAAATACAATATTAAAACTATCTATAACCTTTTGATTTTCATTAAATACTTGAACAAGTTTTGCGAAAGCAGCAATAGCAAGTCCAATACCTAAAGATTTTAAAGCAGTTCCAAGTTTAGTAACCCTATCTGTTGTTTTTTTTGTTGCTTTTTCAACACCTTTCATCCCATCTTTAGTGTCGGTATTACCACCTTTAATAGTATTATTTAAAGTTTTTATTTCTTTAGATAAGCCATCTACTTCTTTTTGCGCATTTTTAGTTTGCACATCTAACTGAACTTGTATTACTTCTGCCATTTTATTTCTCTTTTTATTTGTTTAAATCCTTCTTTAAAGGTTTCAGCTATTTTATATTTGCCTTGTGCAATTCTAATTGTTTCTGTTTCTCCATCTACAATCTTTAGTAACTCTATTATATTTTTTATCATAATTTTAAGGTTGATCACATAATATGTTTGTTATAACTCCTGATGAATTTACTGTCATACTCATTTGGTATGAACTATTTATACACCTTGTTGTTGTTTCACTTGACCCTACTTGATAATAAGTTCCTGCTACTAATGTTGTTGTTAAAGCTGTATCTGTGTATATAACATCTCCATTAGATAAGTTTTGTGCAACTCCTATTTGACTTTCATAATAGTAATTAGAATAATTAGGATATGTTTGATACACATCTGTCAAAACTCTAAAGTTTCCTGATACATTTCCAATATAATTATTGTTAAGTAATTCCATTGAACTTTCGCCTGTTATTAAATTCGTAGTTAGGTTGTTTATGTTATAACTTTGATTATTAATAACTACCCTATCATTCATATTAAGATTGTAAATAATCTTTAAAGGCAAATATGCTTTTAATTTTGTTAATCTTCTTTTACTATTGAATATGTCTTGTATGTATTCTAAATAGTTTTCATTGAATAATGTTCCTGTAAAATCTGTTTCTAAACTATATTCGTTTATTTCTAAATAAAAATTTAAGTTTTTTGTGCTTGTAGCTGAACTTGTACTTAAACTATTGCTTGGTATATAATAAGAAGTTAATTCGCTATGTGTTCCTGACAAATCATCTTGAAATGAAATAGGTGTTGTTCCTGTTCCTGTTTGTCTTATAGGGTAAAATATTAAAGGTTTTCCAAAGTAAGGTTCGTAATTATCGTCTACAAAATAACCATATTGTATAGTTGTTTCATTATTTGGGGGGCTTAATATTGTACTTACATCTACTAATCTTTCATATTGTAAATGCTCAAAAGGTAATGTTACTTTATAAATAGGATTTGGTGCGTCAAAGTTATTACCTACTGTTGCATTTCCAGTAAAACCTTCTGAACCCCATACTTTATTTTGTAACTGTTGATATTGTAAAGCAAGTAATGTTCCTGTTCCTTCATAAGAAAAATCTATTTCTCTATATGGTAAAGCTACATTAACTTGATTTGTTTTTGTATCTACATATTCGCTTATATCATAACTTGTTCCTGCTGTATAAAAGTCATCTAACTTTTGTACCCTTATTTTACCATAATCTGCATCTTGTCTATTACTTACATAATAAGCTGTAAGATTAAACATTCTAAATATTCCTGTTAGAAAATCTATAATTTTCATATCAGGTATTTGTTCTGTAATTATAAATTCAACATTTGCAGTAGCAGGAAAGTTAGTAATAGTATAAGTTTCGCTTCCCCAAGCACTACCATCTGCAAAACCTGCTAATTCCCATTCTATTTTTGAAAATGTTATGTTAGTTGAAACCCTTATTATTATATTATAAACAGCAGCATCCATAAAACCAATATCGGCAGGGTCATAAGTATTATCTCCTGTTTGTTGTGTTAATGAAGCCCATACAGTACCATTACGATTTATAATAACATCATAAGGTTCTGATGAAGTTGTTTCTATAGTTAGCTGTTGTAATACATTAGGTAAATATCCTGAATTAATTATTAAACCCGAACCATCTACTACTGTTGTTTTACTACCTGCACCAGAAGATGGAAACCCAGTTACTAATGTTTGAAAGGTAGTAACTTGAGTAGCAGGTTCAACTAAACCTTTTTTTCTATGTAACCACATATGCAAGTTATAAAATTCAGCATTAGTTGTACTAAAAAAATCTCTTGTAAATGTTAAATTATAATTAGGATTATTTTCAATAGCTTCTATAATTTCGTATAACCTAATAGCATATTTTAAATCCTTCCAGTAAACACCATTTGAATTAGTACCTCCTCCTGTATGATAATATAAATTACCATTGTTAGTTCCGTGTGTTTGTGAATCGTAATATAATCTTGAAAAATTTTTAGGTGGTTCTCCGTGATTTGCACCTGATGTTATTAAAGGGCATAATATAGCGTTACTTGTATTTTGTAACTTGGCTTTTATATTAGTTGCATCATAAGTTAAATTGTATTGGTTTAAATCACTTAATACACCTAATTTATCTTCTCTTAATATATCTTTTATGTTCACTGTTTCCCCAAAGAATGTAATGCGATATGCGTATGCTTTATTTAATTTTAAGTCAACACCATCAAGCCTTATATAACCTTGCTTAAAAGCTACGTTATTTAGTTCTATGTTTGCATCTACTTTATTTCTTGCATCAAACCCACCTGATATATTAAAGTTGTAATAATGTTGAAATAGTTTGTTATTAGTTTTAGAAGCTGGTACTGTAAATGTTTGAGTAAATTCAGTAAATATCTTTGCAGGGTCTTTAATGTTTTGTATAGACTGGTTAAATGAAACTTGTTCGTCTTTAAATAAATCAATTCTTTCTCCACCAATATATAGTTGTAGTTTTTGCATTATCTAATATTGTTTATGTAATCAAATGACATATCAAAATCAAATGTGTAATCTATAAGTTTGTCGTTTAGTGAAGTCTTTTGAACCATACTATTTTTCTTTACATTAACAGGAACATATTGTGTTGAATTAGGATTAGTAGGGTCAAGTCTTGTTAACCACACTTGTTCTGATAATAATAATTGTTCAAACCATTGATTAGCCCATTCAGGATAATAACCACTACTTAATGTTATGCTTGTGTTTGCTACAGTATTATAATCTTGTTTAGTATGTACATAAGGGCTATAAACTCCTGCTGTATTAATAACAACTCTTTGAAATTGCTCTTGTTTTTTTGTTGTTGTGTTTACAGATTTTAAAAAGAACCATAAATCTTGTAATGCACCATATTTATTTACAAATGTAATTTTATGACCATTTCCATATTTTGTACAATCAATTCTATTTATATTCATTTTAATTCCAGCAGGACTACTTGTTATTTCTACATCTGTAGCTCCGTAACTTTGATAGCCCATAGTCTCATTAGCAATTATATAAGGAACTGAACCTGCTGTATTGTTAGGCACATAAATATAGTATTCATCATTTATTCCTGTATGATTAGGATCTCCACTTATAAGCCAAGTAGGACGAGAACCAAAAGGTACTGTTGGATTTGAGCCTTCTGTAAATGTACCGTATGCGTCATAACCTATATCAGTTATTGTCGATGTTGTTAAAGCTGTTCCACTTCCATCTGTTGAAGCGTGTGAAGTTAAGGTAGATATAATAGCTAAAGTTTCAGCAGTATAACTACCGTCATAAGTTATGTTTATAAAATCTCTACATAGTTCTGCTATTTCCCAAAGCATATTTGCTCCTGCTGTTGCTCTTTTTATTAAAGTATATTCTATTGTTCCATCAATACTAATAGTTATTTTAGCAGAATTAGCTCCTGTACCTGCTGCTGCGTATTTATATTGTGGACTTCGTAATGCTATTGCTGCCATTGTTTATTTTTTTGTTCCTAATATTATTCCTTTTTCTATGTCTAACATAAAATCTTTTATTAATTCTTCTGGTAATCTTTTAAATGCAGCTTCAAATGGTTTAGTAAAAAAGTAAGTAGGTTTAAAACCTTGTGCGTATATACTTCTTTGTAATACAAATGCCATACTCTTATAACTGCCCTTTTTAAATTTGCCATCTTTATCTCTAAATCTTATATTCTTACTTTGCGCCCAATCTCTTAATGGTTGCATTGGTGGCATCTTTTGCTTGTAACTAAACTTACTATTAGGTGCTTTTTGTTTACCTCCTTTTATTAAACTTGGATTAGCACCCTTAACACCTTGATCTTGGAACTTACCGTAATCTTCCATATAGAAGTCAAGTATAAATCCTTTCTGTTCTTCATCTAATGTATATCTAATAGAATCATATAAAGCACCACCACCTTGATTTCCTTTTGTTAGGCGTGATCTTGATTGTTGTACAACGTACTTACCAAAATCATTTAATGCTTTATTTATATTCTTAAAATTCATTAACAGATGTTTATGTCATTATATATAATTATGTCC